GAGATAGAAAAATGGCAGAAGTAGAATATAAAGGTATAAAAATGAGTGGTTCTAAACTCATGGTAATATTACCTTTAATAGGAACTCTCATGGGTGGTCTTTGGGGTGGATTTGAACTCTACAATAGGTTACTAATAGCTGAGAAGAAACTAGCGTTGGTAGTACCAACAAAAATTGAAGCAGAGTTAAAAAGAATTGAAGAAACAACGAGTTTAATTCGTGATGATCTTTCAAAAGAGATTACTGAGACTGGTAGACTTGTTAGACGAATAGAATCAGATTCAGCTTCAACTCAAAGAGAAGTTAGAAATGATGTATATGCTATGGAAAAAGAAATGCAGAACCGTTTCAGAGAAATGGATCAAGACATCAGAGATAACAAAAAGGATTTAGAAGAAAAGATATCAACTATCTTAGAAAACCCACTTAATGATGTTGAATAAGATACCCGTATGGGTTATTTCTACACTTGTCTATGTGATAGGTGGTGGTATAATATTAGCTATGTTATTTTATACTTGATACCGCAGGTACACTTTTGTTATAATATATACATAATCGTGTGAAAGAACTCCTCGTTGTGTTGGTTGTTAGAGGTTGAGAGGAGAAAGGACGAAGTGAAAGTTTTTTTCTATATTGATTTATAGTTGGAATAAAATCTATTAAGACGAGGTAAGACTCCCGCAGAAACTTTCGAAATAGTAGTCTGAAATGGTTCCATGAAATTCTTAGTTAGTTGGGATTGGGTTAAAACAACATCACATTATAGTGGAAGGCCGAAACCACTTAGATAAAAAATAGAGTGTAAGAAATTGGGTTAATACCCAAGACATTGAAGGGAGATTAACTTGATACCGCAGGTACACAAATGTTATACTATGTATATAGAATGAAAAAAAGTGAGAAATAATGACAAAACTAAAAATGACATACGAAGGATTAGCACAGGCGATAGCCGATAGTGTTAATGAAACAATTAAATGTGAAGTAAATCTTGGTGACACAATCAAGGCAGAAACAGTAGAACAAATGATAATGGATAAAGCGAGTGAAGAAACTCCTAGTTATCTAGATCATTATGATGTAGCTGATTATGCTAGACTTCTAGTTGAATTTGATTGGTGTAACGCTTAATGGATAGAACCCTAGAAACTCTACAAGAATATCTAGATACAGATATTATAATCAATAAATCTTGGTTAGGTAGTAGCGATTTTTTGGCTGATGTTGTAGCAAAATATATGACAGGCAAAGAACTAACTGAAGGTCAGAAAAGAGGTGTAATGAATACACTAAAGGCTAAAGTTAATTATGAAGATAAAACTGGTCAAGTTGAGTATGATGAAAATGCTGAACCAAAAGGTTCATGGGTTGGAAAAGAAAAACAAAGATATGATCTAGTTCTAAAGTATATATCAGGACACGGAACTACTAGAGGATTTCATGTTTATAATTTTGTTGACAGAAATGAAAATAGATTTGTAATGTTTTCTGATTTTAATAGACTATATCCACACAATTCAACAACATCATTAGTTGATGGTGATGTCTTTAAAATAAGAGCAACAGTCAATAGACATTCAATGAATACTAGTAAATACAATTCAACAGGACCAGTCAGAGAAACAGTTTTAAATAGACCCAAAATAGGGGAATATATAGGAAATAAAAATGAAAGTTAGAGAAAAATTAGCACTTCGAAGACGAAGATTAAAAGCTTTAAGAGCTGCTGAGAAAAATGCTCAGAACCCAGAATTTAAACAATTATGGGCTAGAAAAAAGAAAGAACTCTTACATCTAGATATATAATTGTTATAAATATAAATGATCCGCCGAATTATCGGGGATCTTTATTAACCTTGCTTAAATAATTAGGAGGTCAAAAATGACTATAAATGAAGCAATATGGAGAGATTTATCTCCGTTCACAATCGGCTTTGATAATGTATTCAATTCATTAGACAGAGTTCGATCAATCCCACAAACCAATTATCCACCTTACAATATTCGTAAGGCATCAGGAGAAGATACATATCTTATTGAACTAGCAGTAGCTGGCTTCGGAGAAGATGATCTAGAGATATCTCTAAAAGAGAATAATCTTACTATTACTGGTGATCTCGGAGAGAAAGATAGTGGGTTTGTCCATCAAGGAATCTCACAAAGAAAATTCTCAAGGAACTTTGTTCTTGCAGAAGATGTTGTGATTAAAGGTTCCGATCTTTCTAATGGTATTCTTACCATTTATGCAGAAAGAGTAGTTCCTGAGGAAAAGAAACCTAGAACTATTGAGATTGGTGGTCTCAAAAAATCAGATAAGAAACAATTCTTAGCTGAATAACTATGAGCATAGCTGAGGTGTGCCTTGGCGGGAGCGTCTATAATTTTAACAGTGGTTTATAATCCACCGGAGAAAAAACTTGACATCTCAGCGAATGCTGTTATAATAATAGTATGTTTAGAAAAATAAAAAATTATATTATGAAATTCTTTAACAGAGAAGATGAAGATTCTGAACTAGACTATGTGAATTATCATGATGCATATATGTCTCAATTAATAAATAATAAACAAGAGGAAAAAACAAATGAATTGGTTTAATAAATTTGTAAATTTCTTTACTGAAGAACCTACAGGTGAAAGAGCTCGAGACGGAAAAGGGAGATATATCGCAGATGATAAATCTACTAAAAATGTCAATGAATCTTATACTGATGGTAAAACTCCAGTTAAGAAAAAGAAAGCGAAAGCTAAGACTGTAACTACTAAGAAGAAAGGTAGAGGCAGACCCAAAGGTTCTAAGAATAAATCTAAGAAATAAACTAAATTGGTTAAAAAACTAAATACAGATGTAGAAACACATTATCCTTTATTTGATAGTGGGTTATATACAGAAGTTGTTCATAAGACTGGTGAGAGGGCGATTAAGATCAATACAGGTCCATACAAAGATGTTATATATCAATATGGACAAGTGGAATTAATCCCTAGAGAACAGGAAGAAATACCTACTATGGATTTTGAACGAGCTATTAGAGCTTGTCCAGATGAATTAGTAGATACGATATCTGAGGATGAAGATTTCAATCAACTTATGAGTAATATATTAGTAGAACTTATAGCTAACCAAGGGTTAGAGGAACTGAACAATGGAATATAGTAAAGAATTTAGGGTAAGACTTAAAGACGAAATAACTTCTGATGAAGGTTGTGTACTTAAAGTATACAAAGATCATCTAGGTTATAAGACTGTAGGGATAGGACATCTTCTTCTGGAAACAGATGAAGAATATGAAATGGGTGTAGGTCACCCGATAACGCAGACTACGGCTGATGAATATCTGTTTCAAGATTTGAACATATGTTTAAAGGATTGTGAGAACGCGTTCCACAATAACTGGAGAGATTGGCCAGAAGAAGTAAAATTAATAATCGCTAACATGGCTTTTAACTTAGGAATCACTAGATTACGAAAGTTCAAAAAGATGTTTACCGCTTTGAATAAGGGTGATTATAAAACAGCTTCAGAAGAAGGTCTAGACAGTAGGTGGGCTAAACAAGTCTATAATAGATCAAAACGATTAATGAATCGTTTAAGAGATATTGATGTGACTGATAAATTCGATTCAAAAGGTCGATTAAAATAATAGGAAAATTATATTATGGAAAAAATATTGAGAGAAGCACTCATATTAAAATATGAGGGAGAAATCGCAGAAGCGACGGCTAACATTACAGTATATTTGAAACATCCCGTAGGTATAGGAGAACATCCTGATGTTATCTCTGCTATGGATTCACAAATAGAAAAACTAGCACATGCCGAAGAAAAATTACTTTGTGTAAAAAATCATTTTGTACCAGCAAAAGTAATTTGACAAGAATCAACATAATACCTGTTGAAGAATTAACTGATCAACATTTAATGGCTGAGTACCGTGAGATATTCATGGTGGGTTCGGCATTACAGAGATCACTCAATTCTTCAAAATGGGATCCCAAAAAGATTCCTAAAAAGTTCAAACTTGGAACAGGTCATGTCATGTTCTTTTATGATAAAGGTAAATATCTATACAAAAGATATACTCAGATCAGAGAAGAACTAATCAAAAGAAATTTTAATTTAGATTCTACTAGAGAATTTAAAGTCACACAATTCCCAACAGATTATTACAATGATTGGGAACCCAAGTTGGAAGATCAAGAGATCATTAGACAACGAATTGAAGAAAGGATACAACAGAAGCCAGAGTGGTATAGACACTATGGCGTTTCTGTGTTATAATATATTATATGCACTACTACACTAATGTTCAAAAATACAAAGACTTTATACTCGCGAGAGGTATAAAGAACGGTAAACGATATCTCAAGAGATTGAAATACGAACCTACTCTTTATATCCCGACAAACAAACAAACCGCTTTTAAATCAATCAAGGGCGACTTCTTACAACAGAAAAAGTTCGGCTCTATCAGTCACGCGAGACATTGGAAAAAGAAATTTCAGAATGATCAAATATCAGAAGTACATGGTCTTGATCAATGGGAATATACTTACATCAATGAATCATTTCCGACTGATATACAATTCGATATTAAGAGTATCAACATACTTAATATAGATATCGAGTGTGAGTGTGAGAATGGATTTCCTGAACCTACAGAAGCAGAAGAAAAAGTCAACGCGATCACAATGAAATTGTTTGGCCACAAAGAGACTCACGTTATTGGTACAGATAATTTCGATTATAAAACAGATGATCCGAATATCATCTATCATAGATGTCATCATGAGAAAGAATTATTAACAACATTCATGAAAGTCTGGGACGAGTTAGAACCTGATGTAGTTACTGGTTGGAATGTAGAAACATTCGACATAGCTTATCTTGTTAATCGTATATGGAAACTCTTTGATTGGAATACAGTCACACAACTATCACCTCATAATCTAGTTACTTCTAGAGAATGGCTCTACATGGGTCAGAAGAAAATGATATCATATAATATATCAGGAGTAGCTATTCTAGATTATCTAGATATGTACAAGAAGTTTACATACATTACGAGAGAAACATATCGTCTAGATCATATCGCAGAAGTAGAATTGGGTAAGAAGAAAATTGATTACTCAGAATTCGGAGCGATGCATCTATTCTACAGAAATGATTATCAGAAGTTTCTTGATTACAATATTCGTGATACAGAACTTGTAGAAGAATTAGATAATAAATTACAACTCATGGAATTAGTTATCACTATGGCGTATCAAGCTAAGTGTAATTATCAAGATGTATTTGGATCAGTTCGATATTGGGATTTATTGATCTACAACTTCTTAAAGAAACGAGGTATGGTTCCTCCACCCAAGAAGGGAGCTCAAGACTCACGAATTGTCGGAGCGTATGTAAAAGAACCTCAAGTCGGACAACACAAATGGGTAATGTCTTTTGACTTGAACAGTCTATATCCTCATTTAATCATGCAGTACAACATGAGTCCTGATACAATGATTCAGAAGATATATCCTCAAGAGATTAATGTGAAGAAACTATTAGAAGGTGAGGTTGATACGAGTATGCTCACTACGAGTACTGTGACGCCCAACGGTGCATTGTTCTCAACAAAGAAACAAGGATTCTTACCTGAACTTCTAGAAGAAATGTATGATCAGAGAGTTTTGTTTAAGAATAAAATGATTGAATCACAAAAACGATTAGAGACTATTCCGAAAGATGATTTAATCAATAGAAAGAAATGTGAGTATGAGATTGTCAAATATAATAACAATCAAATGGTCAGAAAGATTTCACTTAACTCAGCTTATGGCGCTCTGGGTAATCAATATTTTAGATACTTCAATCAAAGAATAGCTGAAGGTATTACAATGAGTGGTCAGTTAAGTATCAAGTGGGTTGAACGAGCCGTCAATGATTACTTAAATAAATTATTAGAGTCAGACAAAGATTATGTTGTCGCGATTGATACAGATTCAATCTATGTGACATTCGAAGATTTAATTGATAAAGTTGGACCCAAGAATCCTGTAGATTTTCTAGACACTATCGCGAAAGAGAAACTTGAACCCATGATCAATCAATCGTATGAAGAACTAGCTTCTTATATGAACGCTTATCAAAACAAGATGCACATGGGTCGAGAAGTCATAGCAGACAAAGGTATCTGGACAGCAAAGAAAAGATACATACTTAATGTTCATGATTCAGAAGGTGTAAGATACAACACACCGAAACTAAAAATGATGGGTATCGAGACAGCGAAGTCTTCAACACCAATGTGGTGTAGAAAGAAACTTGAAGAAGGTATTCGAACATTAATGAATGGTACAGAGAGTGATGTATGGGAATTTATGATCAACGCGCGAAATGAATTCAATAAATTACCGATAGAAGAAATATCTTTTCCTCGAGGAGTACAAAATGTTAAGAAATATTTCAATGCGGCCTCTATTTACAACAAAGGTACACCTATTCATGTAAGAGGATCACTTCTTTACAATCACTATTTGTCTAAATACAATATAGACAAGAAATATCCCGTTATACAGAATGGTGAGAAAGTTAAATTTTGTTATATGAAAGTACCCAATATTATGAATGAGAATGTGATATCATTTGTCTCGGCCTTACCTAAAGAGTTCGAACTTGAACCTTATATTGATTACGATTTACAGTTTTCAAAATCGTTTGTCGAACCATTGGGTGTAATATTAAATAAGATTGGGTGGACAACAGAACCAGTTAGTACACTTGATGAATTTTTTGGATAAACACCTTGACCTATCAGCGTTTGGTGTTATAATAGATATATGAATGAAATTTCTTACATTTTCTTAACTTTACATTTAGTAAGTTGGGTTTTCCTGATTTTGATTATGGTAGAGATACACTCTATAAAAAAAGAACTTAGAATGTATGTGGACTATGAATCATCTATAAGGAAAAAAAGAAAAGAAATAAGATCAAAAAAATAAACTGGAGATATTATGAGTTATTTGAAAAATTTAATTAAAACAACAGGCAATGAGTTCGCTTCGATAGTCGAAGATGGAGTACAAGCGGCCGATGTTGGTGGATACATTGACACAGGTTCTTATATATTTAATGCTCTATTGTCAGGATCAATATATGATGGATTACCAAACAATAAGATCACAGCATTGGCTGGTGAATCTGCTACAGGTAAAACATTCTTCGCACTAGGAATGTGTAAACAATTCTTAGATGATAACCTCGATTCAGCGGTTATCTACTTCGAATCAGAGAGTGCAATAACAAAAGACATGATTGAGGAAAGAGGAATTGATTCTTCTAGAATCGTGATTGTACCGGTAACAACAGTACAGGAGTTTAGAACTCAATCAATTAAAGTTCTTGATCAATATATCAAAGATAAAACAGATATGAAAATGTTATTTGTTTTAGATTCTCTTGGTATGTTATCAACAACTAAAGAGATTGAAGACACAGCATCAGGTGCAGAGACTAGAGATATGACTCGAGCACAGTTAGTAAAAGGTGCGTTCAGAGTTTTAACTCTTAAACTCGGAAGAGCC